CTTGAACTTTAGGCGGTTCAGTTATTGGAGACTTCTTCTTATTCCAGGATCTGTCAAACTCTGTGAGTCCACCGGCAGAGCCGGGGGTTTACTTATGATTAATTATTCCCGCAAAACGCATGGCCGTTGACATGGCTGAAGACATGGTGCCGTTGACTTCTGACAGGGTGCGCTGATAGGTTTTTGATGACTCTCCGAGATTATTGAACCCGGTTTTCACCTGATTCAAAGCATCTGAAGCCATGTTCTTCGCGCTTATTATTATCGAGACCCTGTTTTCCGCCATAATTCAGCCCTGTTTTAAAATACTCTCATCTTCGCGTTTATTGCCTGCCTCAACCTGCCGAGGTCTTCCCATATCTGCATACTCAGATCATTGGCCCGGAAAGGAAATCCCCCCAGTCCCAAAAGATGCAGCTTAAAGAGATGCAGAACATATTCATGCGTCGCCGGTCTGTGTGGACATTCCTCACATCTTGAATCAAACCCAGGCCTGCATTTTTTCTCTTTGCGCTTTTCGCCGCATCCTTCGAGCATGAGGGTTATTTCATGCTCAAGATCTTCTATGCTGCCGACAAAGGGCTGGTATCATCACCTTCAGTCACGAACTCGATGTCGTCGGTTCCCTTATTTGCGCCCGTGCCTTCAAAAACCTGCTGGGCAACAGCTGCAACAACATCAGGAGAGTTGTCCACAAGCAGCTTTTTCCAGTCCGCCCTGTATCCGGGATCAGTCTCAACCGCGCTTATAGCCACGCCATTAATGCCGAATGTGCCGGGCTTGAATCCGGCGAGTATTGCCTCTCCGAATTTTATCCTTGTTGAATAAACCTTATTGACCACCTTCTTTCCCTTGCGCTCGAACATGGCTGCCTGGAAAGCTGCCATTTCCTGGGCCGTAGGATTGCGGTAATGCATTTCATGAACATCACCTGTGCGTCCGTCTGTTATCTCGATCGTATTTTTATCAGATGCAAAATCTCTCATTGTTTCATTCCTTTATGTTTATCGTAGATAGGATCAGAGCATCCTTTGCTCGTAATCAGACAATAATTCTGTGGTATTTATCTACCCAAGCTCGACATATCTGCCGAACATGCCGAGGGCCGGATCATTCTTCTTAGTCGTGTCGCCCAGAAGCTGCCCCTTAAGCGGAAACTTGCCGTACTCGCGAGCTATGAGCGAAAGGCTTCCCGGATCGAAAGACACCCTGTAAAGATCCACAAGAACCTTTTTACTGTTAAGCGTATTAATCCCCTTGAACCTGATCCATCTCTCCGGGGCATTTGTGCCGAAAATAGCCATCTTCGCCACCTTGTCGTAGGAGTAGCTCGCCTTGATTGGCTGAGTAAGGTCAGTAACATCCAAAAATTTTACAGAGCCGTAAGTAAGGTCTGCCTCGTAATCGACACCGGCCTCAAGCGTCTGGGGTGTCGACGGAGTGCTGTCTTTTAGCACCAGAGAAGAAATCAGCTGGTGTGGAAGAAGACCGGTTACTCCTGCCGCGGCAGTTATCGGAAATGCCCAGTCCGTGGCAGTGCCTGCCGCGATATCCGAAGAGACGCCATAAAGGCCCAAGGACAGATTTTCCATAAGAAGCTCTTCGGACGACAGCGATATGTCGGCTTTTTTGGCTTTAACCAGAACAGAGTCCGTGGTGCGTTCGCCTGTGAAGTCTTCTATATGCTCGGTCTTATCCACTGACAGATTGATTTCGAATTCAGGGACATTGCCCATGAAATTCAGCTCTGTGACATTCCCAGACGCGTCTCTTTTGCCCAACCACACCTCGCCCTGAAAGGAAAAATATTCTCTGGCCATTTCATGCTCCCTTTATTTTTGATTGTTTAATAATCATACCTGATTCGCGCCTTCATCCGCCTCGATACACCTTATCGAATGCCCCGGATCTATCTTCTCAAGCCCGGCATCTATTATTTTTGATACAGGATGCGTCCACGGAATCTTCCCGCCGTTTGCTTTCTTTATCTTCCCGATCCTGCTTGAAATGGTCTCGTCAGGATCGCCTCCGCTCATTGCATTGCCGAGCTGGTCAATAGCTATGAGAATATTCAGCCCCCATTTACTGATTGCAATCATGCTCACCTCTTTGTTGATGTGGAATAAACCGCTATGTAAACCGCCATATTCCCTGATGCTGGCATTGCGACCGGATATTCCATTTCCCTGCGAAGCGGCAGCCAGCCGGTTGCGATGGTCTTTCTGTCAAGCCTTGATTTCAGGGATTCAAGCAGATTGTATATTTCGTCTCCGCCCTTGATCTGCGCTCCCGGAGCAAGATTGCACCTGCATCCCGCAAGAACGATCAGCTTGACTTCAATTTCATCCATGCCGCCAGCTGGCCTTGTTCTGATAATGCCAGGAGCAAGATAAACAAACGGCGCAAGATTCGTCATTCCAGTCAGATTCTTTGCAGCTGCCTCATCAAGTTCACCAGCATAAGGCGCAAGAGTCTTTATGATTCCGGCTGTTTTCATGTCCGCGAGCTTTTCCATGGCCGCTTTTTCAAGTTCAAGATATTCGTGCATTTAAAGGCCCGCCTCTCCTAAAATTTTTGCAGCCAGACCGCTCACAACAGCATCTATGTCTGCCGCGTTTTCTGCCGATATCCCCAAATATGGCCTTGCCGGTATTCTCACTTTATGTCCTCTGCCAGCCAGACCTCCCACTTGCTGAATAGCCGCGTATACCCTGTTTGCTGATACCTCTGCCTGCTCATCTGAAATTGCCTTTGCCCTTATGGAATCAAGCAGCTTGCCTTCCTGGTGAAGCATGTGACCGGCTTTGCCAAGCTTCGCGTAAAGCTTCACAGTTGCCGGACTCCAGTCAGGCCATTTTGAACCGTCCGGCCCTGTCTTTTCATTTTCTATGCGCCGTCTGGTCTGGGTTTCGACTTCTGCGGCCACAGCTGACACAAGCTTCCTCTGAGCTCCAGGAAGGCTGCTTATGAGACTGCCGATTCTCAAGCTGACAAGGTCAGCGCCTTCTATTGTGACTTGAAAGCTCATAAGCCCCTCTTAAAGATCCTCGGACTTGATGAAAATTCCACACCAGATGAGGCAGTGCCTATTTCTGAAGCAGAAGAGATTTCACCTTTGCCGATATGCCTCAGAAGATTCAGGGAATCATCGTACCTTTTTCTGTACTCATCGACATAAGATCCCGCATCATGGGCCATCTGATACATGATGATGTCACAGCAAATCCGGGTTTTAAGAATATCCGCAACTGTTCTGCCCGCGATATACGCGTCCATTACAGCCGAAGCGTCAGAGATTGCCGCCTCTATGACATCGCTATCAGGAATCCCGTCACCGTCTTTATCGCTGACAGCCAGGACAGTATCCTCTCCAAATCTTTTCTGAATATCCGCAAGCGTTGCGTAAGGCATTTAAATCTCCCCATAAAAACCGTGGCGTAGGTCGGATTAGAGCGCTCTTTGCTCGTAATCCGACATCAACCAATGACTATGCCAGATAAGGACAGACCATTACTCTTGCCGAACCTGTGTAAACATTGTCCGCTCCGTTTGCCAGCCTGTCGGCCTTGACAATATCGAGTGCCGCTTTTTCAAGCGAAGGAGGAACAACAAGAAGTCCTGGATTCAGATTCAAAGGCTTGCCTCCGTCTCCCTTTCTTCCTGTCATGGCTGCTCTGACCTTGGTGTAATTCTCTGTATTCAGATCCACCTTGGCTGCATGGGCAAGCTGCCAGAGTCCGTATCCGGCGTTAACGCGGCAATCCACTCCGTAACGGAAAGCGCTGGATGTAAAAACCTGCTCATCATCCATCTTGTCCATGGCCACAAAAGAATAATCCCTGCGCTTCTGGAAAATCAGGGGCTTTACGGCTCCTGAAACATCGAGGAGCATCCACGGAGTTCCAGATCCTGCTTCAAGATTCGACACGCTCTGGCTTTTGCCGTTTGCGTCCTTAACCGGATGATCGGCAGCGAAAAAAGCCTTGCCGTCATAACAAAGGCCAGTGAACCCGCCCGCGAGCAGAGCGAACACAAGCTCATCAGGATGATTCTTCGCGTCTATGCCAAGCTGGGAAATCATGGGGCTGAAAACGCCATAGGCATCATCTTCCATTGCTTCCCTCGGCACTGTTACTGTATTTTCAAAGGTCTTGTTCTTGATCGTATAGTCAGAGACCGACAGGTTCTGAAGAACCCTTTCGCCAATCCACTCACGGAACTTGGTGGAAGATCCCATCCAGCCGTATGTTTCCTGAGCGGTTGAAGAACGAACAAGGGTGGCGACGTCCATCCATTTCGGATCGGCCTGTTTTGTAAAAGCATCGTTGAATATGGTTTTAAAGCCTGTATAAACCGACTTTAATTTTAATGCGTTTATTGGTTGCATGTTTCCTCCTCATTAAATGGCCTGATTAAATGACAGGCGGCTTGACCCACACGCCAGCAGAATCGATTCCCACAACAGTTCCTGCCACAGGCCTTGCTCCGCTGCCGTCGACTCCTGCAACGGTGTTGTCATCAAGCACGTAACAGCTTCTGAACATATTGGCCTGGACAACAGCGTCGCCTGCTGTGGCATTGTCCCAAAGGTATGCTTCGTCCCTTCCTACAAGAACGCTTATGGCTCCGTTCGCGCCTGCGGAATTATCCGCCAGCTCATTGGCCCGGCCAGCCACCTTTAGCGTAGCAGTTGCCGAACCAGGCACCGCGTAACCTGAAGCGTTCACGGCCACTATGGAACCGGCGTATATTTTGGCGGACGCGGCAACAGGCAGGCTGACAAGCCGCGCTCCCTTTGATGGTGTATCCCTGTCAGTTGTAAGTGCTGCCATTAGCCTTTACTCCCCACGTTTTTAAGGTAATCTTCCTCTGATATGCCAAGATTACGGCATACCGCCTTTTCCTCATCACTCAGACCCGCGCTTGATTCAGGCTTCTTTTTATCAAGTCCTGAAACACCTGCTATCTCAGGAGCCACCTTTACAAACTCCCTGAATCTGTCCAGTCCGCCGTCAATTCTGCACATGGCTCTGTGATAATCAGCTGTAGAGGGAGTAATCTTGCCTGCTTCAAGAGCCTTGGCGACTTCGTCGTCTATTTCCTTGTCAAGCTGGGCCTGCGCTCCTTCTTTCAGAAGCTTTTCCGCGTTCAGCGCCCTCTGGGTCATCGCGTCAAAATCAGGCCTTGGAACATACTTGTCCAGAGAAGGGGCCTGACCATCCGCCTTTGCCTTGAGCGCAGATACAGCGTTCAGCGCCTTGTCCTCGTCCGAGCCTTCCGGAAGCCCGAGGGCTTCGAATACTTTTTTCATTACTGCCTCCCCTTGTTCATGTGTCTGTTGATGGTTAAGGGCCTCAAGCCTCAAATTCGGCTGGTTTGTCAGGGCAGCCGAAGTTATCCGGACAACTCTTCCGGTAGCCCGGTCAAAAACAAAAACCGGGGAAATATATCTGTATTCCTTTGATTCCACTGCGTTTCTGCCTGACTGTGTCCAGTCTGCCCGGCCTGAAATTCCTCCGTCAGCGTCAACTTTCAGCTCCTTAAACCATGCAGCGGCAGGAGCTGGCAGACCCTTCGGAGCCTGGAGTTCTGTGGAATGCTCGAAATCAAGCGGGATATCCCTGGAATCCGAATTAAATGCCGCAACCAGACTCGCCGGATCATCCATGCGCCAGCTTCTGCCGTCTCTTCCTTTGATCTCAGGGCCGGGCGGCATAAGCCTTACCCAGTCCGGAGCAGCCGGAGTTTCACCAGCCATGGTGATTTCATGATTGAGTGCTCTTTTTACGGTTTCCATAGTCCTTGACCTTTCAAGTCCACTGATTTATTATGTTTTTAGCTAAAGCGGATGTGACACGGTAATATTCTCCCGGCCGTAGCACAGACTCCTGTCTGGAGCGTTATGCGGGGTAGCCACTTCAAGTGGATTGGGGGGCCTCGCCATCCGCTTTTTTATTTCCTTTTTTAAGCAGTCTGCGTATCTCTTCATCTCTTTTGACTTCATCACTGCTCAATCTTCTAAAACTTGTCATAAACACGGCCTTGCCTGTTTTGGTGGATTTGATAGCTGTCACGTATCCGTTTTGATCTTCCAGAATAAACACAAGCGAGCTTGGTGAATCCTGAACCGAATAACCCAGAGTCAAGACCTCGTGAATTCTGGCGTATTCATCATTAGAAAGTTCAGGATGCCTTCTGATCTGCTTGTCCATCGTCTCCGGAGACAAAAGAACGACTCTGCTTTCAGCGCCTATGTCAGCCATATTCCTTTCTGAAAGGACTCCAACAGGGCAGTTGCCGGTCATATCTGACATCCACGATTCAAGAAACCCGCTCCGCGCAATATCTGAAACCGATGCGGCAGCATCTGTATAATTCGCGCTTTCAAGCCTCTGCGTCAGATACTCAAGACTTCTGACCCTTCTTGCGGCAGCACCCGGATTTGTGTCCCAGCCAGGATCTATTCCTTCAGGCACTCGTTCAATTCGGCCTGTTCTTGTATTTTCCCACTCCACGTATCTGATCTCAGGAGCCGTTGTTCTCACCGGCATGTTTTCAGTTCTGAGATGTCCTGTAGGCAGACCTGTTTCAGGGTTTATCTCAGGCACTGAGTTCGCCATGTCAGGTATTCCGTCACGTCTCAGCCTTGCTGCTTCATGTTCGGATATAGACCGTGCATGGCATTTGCACCCCCAGCCACTGGGCGGGAAATGAGAATTCCAGAACGGATCATTCACAGGAAGCATCAACCCGTGCCAGCTCACATGCTCAGGCCTGTGTTCCCTTGAAGGCCCGATCATATACATGATGTAAGGGTGAGAATCCTGGGCCTCCAGTATCCTTTCCCATTGACCGGCAGCAGCAGCTGTTCTCAAATTTGCGTCATAAATGGTTCTGAGCCTTCTTGTGCTTCCAAGCTGGGCGCTAACCATTTCACCGGTTCTCGGATCAGGCACATCTATTCTTCCCCACCAGCCCTTTGCCCTTAATAATGGCTCAAGGTTTGCGGAAAATTCCCGGAATGTCTGTCCGCCTGCAATTGCGCCATCAACCGCGCTTCTTATGTCAGAGAGCACATCAAGCTCCATTGCCTTGGCTACTGTGAATGATGTGGCGTGTTCTTCGCGCCATACATCCCGGTAATCAAAGCCGGGTCTTAATTCCTTTGCCCTGAAAAATGACAAAGCCTCATCAGGCGGATCTGCGGGGAAGGTAAACTTCAAGACAAGCCCTCCGCATAACCCTTGCCCCTTGCCTCAAAAGCCCGCCTCGCCAGATCCTCAAAAAGCTTTTGTGAACCTGCCTTTTCCGCAATTCCCGGAAGGCCAGCCAGAAACTCATCAAAAGATCCGCATTGTCCCGCAAGCTCAAGAACCGCGTTTGCCGGGCCGTCCATCTTTTTCCATTCCGCGAGGCCGTCGATCACCATTTCATCAATGGCATCGGCCTGAAGTGGAACGCCTTGCTGTAGGTCGCGCTGAGCCTGCGAAGCTCGACATAAACCGCCAACATCAAGATTTTCTCTGTTTGCTGCCTTTTCCGGCTTGATATCTCCCAAAAGCACAGCTCCAGGAGCAGGATCTGCAAAACCAAGTCTGTCTCTGACCTGGCTCGCCTCGATGCCAAGGCCGCCAAGGGGAACAAGCTTTGCCAGGGCTTCTGCCATTGTATTTATGTCTTCGGCTTCCCTGACAGGCAGGGTAAGGCGCGGATATTTTTCTTTTTCCCCGAAATTGAGGATAATGAACGGAATGACCAGATCCCGGTTCAGGGTCTCTTCAAGCTGATTAGCGTCAGCCCTCAGAATATCGATCCTCACCTCGTTATGAACCTTTGCCTGGGCCTGGCTCGATCCGTCGTCCGATGTCATGGTCTGGCCAAGCACGGCTTTTGACATCTGCCTGTCGAGCCATTCAGCCAGGGTCAGAAAAAGCTTGTCTCCGCCTGTTCTGGCAGCGTCCTGAAACTCGATCCTCATTGAATCAGGAATGACACATGCCGCGTCAGAACCAAGATTCGCCACTGCCGAAACAAGCTTTCTGATGTCAGCAGGTTGGGCAGCGGAACTGTATCTGCCAATCCTGAGCGGCATGCCGAAAACTTCGGCAAAGCTCATCCAGTCGGACACAGTCCAGACCTTGCACATGTAAGTCGCGGCAGCGAGTCTTGCCAGACCGCTTCTGACCGCGAGACCCGATTTAAGCCGTGGTATGTGGGTAATGAATTTGTAAGGAGGCAGGGAAACACCAAAGGCATCGGACTGATCCATAAGCTTCAGTTCCCGGCCTGTTACCCTGTCGAACACAAAGAAACGAGGATCGCACCATTCGTATCTTTCAGGAGTCCATACAGCCTTTGTGCGGTTCCAGATTATTTCTGTGACGGCATAACCCTTGCCCAGACTGTCCATGAGATCATCAACCAGGGCAGTGAATCCCGGCTTTGTAGAAAGATCACGCACAGCATCGGCAAGCTTCACGTCTTCAGCAGAATCAGACGCAGCAACCACTTCAGGCTCCAGACCTGAAACAGCTCTTTTCCTTACTCCCAGAACACTTGCGTAATGAGGATCACGTTCTTCCATTTCCTCGGCCAATTCCAGCTGGGCATGATGATCTCCTGCGGCAGCCTCCCTTAAAATAGCCGCAAGCCTTGCCGGAGTAAGCGTCTGGCTGATGGATTCAGGGTGCCAGGGATTCCTGATTCCTGAGACGCTTGGAATCGCAATCTCTTCGGATAGTTTTTCCGGTTCGATTTTCTTTTTTAACCAGTCGAATATTGCCATTTAAACCGCTCCCCTCATGAATCCCGCAGTCGCCTTTACTTCACGCCAGTCTTCCGGTTCTTCTTCCCATCTGGAATCTGTTCGGCTTATGACTGACTTTACGCTCCTGTAATCAAAGCACTCAGCCTCGAACCCGCTCCTTGCCGCGGAATGGGCAAGAGCCAGTGAAACACCCGCATCTCCGTGTCTTTTGTTGCCTTCGGCGTCCGTGGTTCTTTTTTCAGGAATCCTCGCGACTCCGCGCACAACCTTGAAAGCCCTCATGTCAGCGAGGATGTCCTTGTCGGCAGGTATTCCGTAAATTGAACCATCTTCGAGCGCGGCCTTGAAAGGAGGCATGTTCTCCAGATACCAGCCTTCTGAAAGCATCAGCTGGATGATTCTTCCCGCTCCGTATCTCTGGGCAGCGACTTCTGCCAGATATTGACCATTGCCCCTTGCGTCCATCACTCCGCCGAGGAAACCCGGCAGCCGGTCGACTATGAAGAAAAGGATCTGGGCCTGCTGATGAAAAGGAATGTTCCTCATTTCGAGCATGAATGGCGGCCTTAATCTCAGATCCTGCTCCCTCATAAGGGGAGTCACGACAGTCAGGTCTCCGTTTCTGGCAAAGTCCTCACCAAAGACGGTCTGCACTGTTTCCGGAATGGCACTGAGAAGAGGCAGAAGCATTTCCTCGCACCATTCAGCAATGTCAGCCTCTCTTTCTGATTCTGGCAGAAGCGCGAAAGCATCTGTTCTTTCAATCCTGACCACCGGAGTGTCAGGATTCATTCTCGCTTCAATAAGCCCGATTGGCAGATATGTTCCGCCGCTCTTGCTCGGAACACAGAAAAGCTCTTCCTCAGAGGCATCTCCATAAAAGTCTATGAGGTTTTGACGCCATCTGGTTTCTGCTTCAGGACTCCATTCTTTCCCAAGCTTGATGCAGATTCTTTTGTAAATTCCGTCTTCCAAGGCTTCATCAAGGGTCACCCTGTGCAGGCTGTAAGGTTTTTTGCCTGACCTGACCTCGGTAATGACTTCGTTGAATTCGTTATCCACGCCGTTGTGTGTGGAAATGATGCGAACCTTGCCGCCCCACATCAAAAGAGCCATTGCCGCTTTCAGAAGTTCTCCGAGCTGTTCGTGGAAAGCAGCTTCATCTATGATAACCCGGCCCTGCTTGCCTCGAAGGTTGGCAGGTCTGGATGAAAGAGCCGTGATGCGCCAGCCTGAATCAAAGCGGATCACAAAGGAAAGAATGGACTTGCTTTCATCTCCATCTTTAAAAACTTCTTCCGTTTCTTCGATTTCTCCCGCCGCAAGATTGTAGAGCTTTGCCCACCAAGCGCAGTACAGAATGAACTCGTAAGCCATGTCCTTGTTGTAGCCGATGTACCAGGCATTCATGCCGGACTTGGCAGATGCCTCAAGCGTTGTTATTCCAGCCTCAGTCCATGAAATGCCTGTACGTCTGGACTTTTCTATGATGGCCACTTCTGACTGATCTTCGGCCCAGGCCTTCTGATATTGAACAAGCGGATCGGCAAGCGGATCAGTAATTTCGGTAATTGTCATGATGCTATCCCCAGTATCCTACGCTTGATCTCGTCCACGGTATCATCACTAAGACCGCCTTTTCTGGCTGCCTGGACAACTGTGGCCGCCGCTTCCTCTGCCTTTTTCTTTACCTCTGAAGCCCATTTCTTCTGGGTAACAGAAGCCCGGCCAAGTTCTGCCACTGCCCTTGCGAGGGAACCAAAATTCACTTTTGCAGGGTCAACTTCCAGATCTATAAGGACATTAAAAAGCTTGTCCTGAACCAGTCTCATGAGAGCATCGTTTACAGCACCTTCATCATCGGGTGAGGCATCGACAATAGCCTTGGCCTGTTCTGTTGAAAGTCTGACAGCCGCGAGTCTTTTTTCAAAATTCTGCCCGTATCTGTGGATGGCGCTCTTGCTGATCTGATATCCGCGCTCTTTAAGCTCATTTTCGAGCAGCTGATATCCGCTGAAATTGTTTTCAACCAGAGTTGTGTCCAGCCACTCTTTGACCGACTGTGGCAAAATTTCTATGCTGCTGGGTTTGGGCATTTATTCAAATCCATCCGGGAAGGTGTTTAAACACCGTTTAAAAACTCTTCAACCTGCCTTTTGAATCATCAGGGCGGCTTTTGCTTTTTAGGGCCTTAAAAACGATTTGGGCGCGACAGCCTGTTCCCCCTTTCAAATGGGGCCGGGGGGATTCAATAATACTTCCCAGGCCTCGCAATGCCCGGCTCGCATTCAACCGTATATTCAACCACATCAACCCCGTACCTGATCAGAGCCGCAAACCATCTTCCGCATGGTTCTTTTTTCAGATCCACGAGCTTTCGGTCTTCCAGATAATCAAGCTCCCGCCTTAACTCCAGAGCCGTTGCATCAGTATAAATACCCTGGATGGTCGCAAGTATCAGCTCCTCATAAGCGCCTATGGGCCTGGCGTTATTGAGGGTCAGGAGAATGTACCAGCGCATTGATTCTCTTCTGGTTTTTGCAGGATCTAACACTCGCGTAATCCTTTCAGTTGCAGGTTTTCTATTCTCATGGCCACGCCGTCGAGCTTGGCCTCGATTATCGTCTGATTGCGGATATAGTCCTCACGCCGGACATATTCCCTGGAAATGACGTTCTGATATTTGAGAAAATCCTTCTCAAGGTTTTGCCAGCCCTTTGCTTCCTCCCGGAAACTGATCATCAGGGTAGTGAATTTGTCTTCCCAGTTCTTGGCTGTTTCCGCCCTGATTGCCTCAAGGCCCACGAATCTCTGATCCAGCCGCTTGTCAGTCTGGGAAAGCAGAATTTTCCCTGCCGCGAACACAAACCCTAAAAAAGACACCAGGAGCAGTCCAATTCCAGACAGGAGCGGCCAGAATTCTATCGTTACAGAAGACATTTTTTATCCCTTCGTAAATGTGCCGATGAGGCCGACAATCCCGATCCCGACGAGAACAATGGCCTCTGCCTGGTCTGGTGATATTTTTGCGCCGAGCGCAGTTGCTATTAAAACAAGGCCGCGCCATGTGGACGGCTCTTTGAGCCTTTCAAGAATGTACTGTTTCATGATCCCTCCATTGTCTTTTTTCATGACTTTATAGGGCCGCCGCTGAACATTGAATGGTGTTGGTATTCGCCATGAACACAATATGCTGATTATGCGACGCTTAAACTTGTAGGTCGGGTTAGGGATCAAACGCTTTTACTGATCCCGTAACCCGACATAATTGATGACGTCGGGTTACGAGCAAAGGACGCTCTAATCCGACCTACGGCTCAACGATTCCCCCTTTTAAAGGGGGCAAGGGGGATTTAACAAATAACTCCTTCTCCGACAGCTTCGAGGGAGAAGGCAGGGATGAGGGGGAAACATAATGCTCGCGTGGGGAAACAGAGTAAGCCCTGAATTCAGGGCAAAAGTGAAAGAAATGGCTGAAAGGCTTGAAACAGATCCAGACTGGCTGATGGCCGCGATGGCCTTTGAAACAGGCGAAACATTCTCTCCGTCTGTAAAAAACGGCGCAGGAAGCGGGGCAGTGGGGCTGATTCAGTTTATGCCAGCAACAGCGAGAACTCTTGGAACAACCACAGATTTTCTTGGAAGAATGAAACCTGAAGAACAGCTTTATTACGTGGAATCCTACCTGAAACCATACAAGGGCAAGCTGAAAACACTTGAGGATGTTTACATGGCCATCCTCTGGCCTGCGGCAATTGGCAAACCGTTAGATCATGTCCTGTTCAGGAAAGATGATCCAAAAGCTCCGAAAAGATACATACAGAACAAGGGGCTTGATTTCAATATGGATGGAGTTGTGACAAAGGCGAAGGCTGCAGAAAAGGTAAGGAAAAAGTTGGAAAAAGGGCTTATGTCTGAATGCCGCCTATAAACAAAAACCCCGGAAGCCTTTTTAAAGGTTCCGGGGTTTTGTTATTTTATTCTTCTGGCTCATGTTTGAAATGGCGGTTTTGAATGCAGCTAAAATGTTGGGTTATTTGCATAGGGCGCAATTAACCCAACCACGCAGCTTATTCTCACAAGGCCAAGAGAAGTTCCGCATTCTTTATTTGAATCATAAAGACTCTCAACAGAATCAAAAATATTCCCGGGATTGCCAGAAATAATCTTCCACCTCTGCGCCCAACCGTCTTTTTCAGGATGGATTACATCACCAATCTGAAGAGCTTCATATTTTATATTGTAGCTTTCAGGCCTGCTGTCGCTACTGGCGCTTCTTATTACGGCTTTGATCCATTGATATTTTTTAAACTGCCTGTCACCATCAAGATACCTGTATCTTACAGGGTAAAGACGAATCTGTTTCTTTGAGTTTTTTTAAATACCAGTTGTACAAACAGTTTCAATGTGCCTTGTACTGTATTCAGGATAGGTCTTTACAGTTATGAGAATTTCTTTTTTCCCCATTCGTTCATGGCAAGCTCTGTTATAATTGAAAATTATAAGAACAGAATAAATAAGTATACTGTCCCCGGAATTCTAAGTTTCAGGTTTTGGAGATCCATTCAGAAAAACGGCTTTGGATAAAAGAATTCACATAGTTGCGTTTAAGGCAACAAATACTTATTTTAAGAGTAAATAAAAATATATATTATTCACTTAAACATCTCGAATCATTTGCATGCCCCAGCAAAATAACGGCTGGTAATCGCTGGTGGAGGTAAAGGTTGCCAGCAAAAAAGGAGGTTTATATGTGGAAGACCATAATGAACCCGTCTGAGGTGCAGAATGCTTAGACTTTTAACTCTAATTGTAATTAATTTTATTACTTTTATTGTTAATAGATTTAAACCTTCTAAAACAACAAAAAGGACTCGAGTCAAGTTTCAAGCTTGTATAAGAAAAATTTTTGTTGTGAGCCTGACGATCACCTTTTTCTAGTCTCAGAATAATTCTGAGGCGTAGTCCCAGTATTTATACTGGGGCTTTTTATATTTTAGTAATTCTGGGGGACACCATACTTAATTGCTATCTTGCCTCACTAATTAAGTATGGTGTCTCCAGAATTTTTAAAAGATTGATCGAGCAATTTTTCTATTGAATTAGATATTACTTCAGGTGAAAATTTACTCATTTCAATTTCATTAATACTAGTGAATGAGCAATTTGAAATATAACCATCACAGGACACCCATATTGAGGTTTTATCATCTGGGCAATTATCACAGCCATCATAACAAAAAAACTTTATCAACTTAACTCGTACTCCGTTTTTTGCATAGAGCACGGATTCCCTTTTTTCTGTTTGAGAACATTTTTCAAAACCAATAGTTTTCATATTAACATCAAAGACATCAAGATCAGTTTTGTACTTATCATAATCAAAAAAGTTTCTATTTATATCATTAATGCTAAGTTCCAAAAACCTGATTTCTACATTATGAAAACTTCCATATTCATTTATTATGGCACTTATGTTTTCAGTTGTGTTAGTTACCCCTTCTACCAAAACACAATTTAATTTCGTTGAAAAATTATTTTGTATCAATAATTCTATAGACTGTTTAACTTTATCAATAATCGTCCCATCACGGTTTATCAATCCAAATATCTCTTGGTTGGTTGAAGGTAAAGAGATTGCTACATCCAGATCTTTATACTTTAGCAACTTCTTTAACTTTTCTGTCATAGTACCATTGGTGACGATTGATACAAGTTGGTTTGCTTTCTTTGTTTTATAAATAGAGTCTATTATGTTTTCAATATCTGTTGAGCATAATGGCTCACCACCTGTAATTTTGATTCGGTCAATATCAAAGAATAAGTTCAACTTTCCTATTATATTTTTTATATTTGCTGAGTTCAAATGATTATATAAAGATTTATGCCCTTCAGCACAGCAATAAAAACAACTTAAATTGCATTCATTAGTTGAAAGTAGCCGAACTGTTTTGATTTTATGTTTATTGCTCATCTATAGAGACTCCTTTGCTCAATGCTAATTCAGTATATATAAAGTCAATAGTAATTAATAATGAAATCAAAACAAGTGCCAGTATATACGCATCAGGTTTTTGCGCATACAATCCAAAAAAACTTACTAAACCGCCAATACCCAACAAACTTCCGATTATTTTTTTCGCTTTGAAATAAAAATTTAGTTTTCTGTAAACGGATTCATCATATTTGGTTTTTCTTATCACAACATGCTCATCATCTTGAATGATTCGTTTCTCAATATCTATATAAGACTCTAATTCAGACTCCTTTGTAATAGGGAGTAAATAAGTTTTCTCAAGAGAAAAACGACCGTCATATGGGGTCATTTTCCCGTAAATTTCATGAATTTCTAGTTGAACAAGTTTTTGTTTAGGATAAATTTTCAGAGGTACAGGGGAATTGTTAATAACCTGTAATGAGATAATAGAATTCATGCCAAATCCAAATTTTGTCATTGTGCAATGCACAGACAAACCCAACCTAGAGTATATGCTTCTACCGCTGACATATCCGTAATATCTAGGTGATTTCATGTTTATTCTTTCTAATGTTGGAAGGAATATGATCTCCTGTGGTTTTAGGATGTATCCCATAGAATTAAAATTGTGCTTTACAAACAATTCATTAGCGAAATTATTAGTTATGCTCAGTGTATTTATATATTTAAAGTCATCTCTTATTTTAAAAAAATATTCGCCTAATCTTAAATCAATTGAGTCACTTCCGACTTGATGATCTTTATTAAAAGGATAATCCTCATTTGTTGAGCTAATCTCAATAACCCCTGTCTCTAAAAGTTCTATTATGTTGTGTCTGCTTTGCATTCAATATCTCCAGAAAACATGCTTTTAAATGGATCAATATAACTATGAATTTAACGGGAATCTATGCCGCGCCGAAGCTGCACTGGGTCAAGCGACCACTTTGATTTCGTCGGAATGATCAAATCGCTATGTTCCCTTATGAAAAATTATCAAGGTTTCATTTCCCATGTGTCAATCGGGAGATTGAAATGATTAATAGTTGAATTTAAACGTAAAAAATATTTATAATCTTCCTGTTCTTCAAGAGTCACCGACCACCGGCAAAGCCGGTGGCATGGAATTCTGAACCGCTCAAAGCGGTAAAAAATGGGGATCACCTAAAGGTGATTAATCAAACAGTCTTAATTGTTCAATTCTGCGGTCCTCGTGTTCTTGTTTTCTAATATAATCTCGAACCGCCAGCTCATCTTTGCCAACTGTCGATACATAATAGCCTCTTGCCCAAAAATTCTGACCGGTAAAATTCTTTTTCCGGCCACCATAATTCCTTGCAATGCTTATTGCACTCTTCCCCTTTATAAAGCCTACTAATAAGCATATGAACATGATCTGACATCAAGTGGCCTTCCAATATTGCACATTCTTTTTGCCTGGCCAAATCTCGAAATACATCTCCCAAATATTTCCTCAATTCTACATAAATAGTCTTTTTTCTATACTTTGGAATCCATACTACATGATACTTGCATTCCCAGGTACTATGGCTTAGGCTTTGTCTCTCGCTCATTGAAGTCTCCTTTAACTTGAACTTTAGGCGGTTCAGTTATTGGAGACTTCTTCTTATTCCAGGATCTGTCAAACTCTGTGAGTCCACCGGCAGAGCCGGGGGTTTACTTATGATTAATTAAAACAACACCAGCTCGCTTGCCAGTCTGGAGGGAGTAGTAGAGACTCTGGCCTATTGCCTCAGCCCATTTTTTGCCGAAATCAAATTCAACCGCGTTCACATCAGTAATGCAGTCGCAACGTGTTCTATCAGGTAAAACAACCTCTGATTTTCCTTTTTGTTCATCACACCACTTATTCTGATACCATTTTTCAGGATGTAAATGTCCAGCAAGGGCCGCAGAGGAGATAAAAATAGTACTAACAAGCAAGACCAATATTTTAGTATTCATTAATAAGTTCACCCTTAGAATCGTTATCAATATCTTATTTTGACTATATTTCTCAGCATATATAATGCTGTTTGTCCATCGTTTTTTTACTTTTGGTTAATATCCATTAGATGCAGTAACTATAATAAAGCCCGTAGTTTTAGGGGGTGCGGGTGTAGATGGCGTCGAAGGAAAGCGGCTGGCCGGAATCTGTGTTAATGCTTATTATCTGGCGGCAGTGGTATTGGTTTTGGAGATGTGGGGGCACGATTCTTAATTTAAAAAGAGGTTAACATAAAATTAACTATGGATGTCTCCAGAACTATAGGGTGTGCAAATTGAGTGAAAAACTTATATTCTGGAGTTCTGGGGACACCATACCTAATTGATGAATTAGCAGAATAATTAAGTAAGGTGTCACCGGAACTAAGCATATGAGATGAAGCTTAAGATACCGCTAAATCAAAATTATACGCCAGAGTTTACGCCGTCTGTGTTAGTTTAGGTGAGGTGTTTTTTCTTCTTGACAATAGTTATCATGGAAGGTTCCCGGAATTATTATATGCTTTTAACTTCAAAATGCGCAAAAGAATTTTCAAATGCTGTCACTCTAGTTAACAATGAAACTACAACAAAGTGACCGTAGAACTCATGAATGACTGTTATAGAAGAAGTTAAGTCATCTGACTTAATAGCCTCTAAAAAGTCAGCTCCAATAATTTTAACTTTATAGACGTCTTCACTGTAACCATTTTTGCTTTTTGTTTTAAATTCCAGAATATCAGCAATGGAACTGTTGCCAAGAAAATTTTCTGCCCAGAACATTTTTGTCCTTGTGGCCTCATCATGAATACTTCCATCTTCATTGCGTTCATCAAGGTTCATGTATAGATGACTAAGAAAATAATTCTCAGGATTAATTTTTTTTTTAGTTTTATTGTATAGAATCCCATGGGTAAGACAATTAAAAAAAGAATCTAATCTTTCCCTATCGACCTTAAACCTATATCCGTATCTTTCCTTGGTTAAATTGCTAAATACTTTTTTGAACAGGGCCTCATTGTTATGCATTAACTGAGGTTTAACTCTTGTTTCAAAGACTTCAACTGCATCATCTTTTTTCTCGACAATACAATTTGTACATATATTGATGAGAGCATATAAATCATTTTTTGTTTTTTCGTTGTTATGGAGCTTACATGATTTTACAGTCATTAAATTAGTTTTTTTTGAATCGGGAAAAAATGATTTAGGTGGAATATGTTCTTTTGAATTTGCATGACTCTCACAACCTGGATAATAACATTTCGCCATTAAAACCTCTCTAAATGTAGCTATAATCTTTCCTAACTGTAACATAAGGGGGTTCTGGGTTTATCTCGTGTTTAAGCAAATAAAATGGCACCACAAAATTCCAACCAAACCTAAGCCGCTATCAAGAAATAAATCGAATCCTTACAAGGCATAAAAAAGCTAACGAAAGAACTGACCCCCAAAAATATATACTTCTATATTTATGAGAAATGATACAATAATAAATAATTCCCAAAGGTACTGAAAATTCAAAACCAATATTTCCGATTAAAAGAATAATTAACGAAGCTGGGGCATAAAATATACTGCTATAATTTTCCGTGTTCTTAGTATTTTCTGGAATTAGTGACTTTGAAGTTAAGTGAACCCCTAAACAGAATAAATTTGGTGCAACAGCAAATTTGATTAGCGAATGAAGATCCTTGTAAGAGTTGCCGTTAATCTTGCAAAAAAGAAAAAAAACTCCTATTATAAACAAGAAAAAAGAACAAAAGAACGCAATGCCTGGTTTTGTCAAAAAGTTATCAATATGCTTTTTTTCATTTGAATCTTCAGACGCTTGAATAATTATATTGTTTTCTGCATAATAAACAGAAGTAGATAAACCAAAAAAAGAAGAAATCATCGACGATATTGATGCAATTCTAAAGGATTTGTCAAATATTTCAGAGTAATCGTCTTTGAAGTGTTTCTTCAGCATATCATACGGACTACCTGGGATATCTATTATAAAAATAAAGCATATTATACCAGATAGCGCCACTATTAATAGAAATATATCTAATGGTTTGATATTTTGACCCAAATGAGTCGAAAGAGTTAATACTGAAAAAAGATTTGTAATATTATGTAAAAAAAAATCATTGCTAACTTCTAAAGGAAATGAGATTGATCCCGCTTTGCATAAAATGATGAATATAAGTAATGGAGAAGCTATTCTTGTTAATCTCGTATAGAATAGAGTGAAACTTATTGGTAATTTAGAGTTTTTTGTTGTAGTACTCTCACTTATAATCTCAAATAAAATCAAAATAAACGTAAAAACAACAAATATCAAAATTGGAGTAAAGTTGATACCAGGCTTGTTAGGTTCAATAAAGTATTCAAGCCGTGTGATATTTGAAACAACAGGAGGGGCTTGAACCTGACATAATGCAACACTAGCCAATAGTGTTCCTATACCTGCTTTTACTCCAATTTTTATTGGTTCTGGCAACTTATCTAAAAATTTTTGGCGATATGAAATATTTTCACTAACTGATTTCGATAAAAAATAAGCTATAATGCTTGCAATTACTGTCGCACTAACTAAAACAATGGGTTCCTTACCTTGAGCATATGCATGCGCCAATAATGTCGCAACACCAACACCTGGAGCAAGTATAAAGCTAACTTTTAGCGACGCAGCACTAGCACAAGTGCTTATTGCCATAACAATAAAAACAATAGCAGTGAGGACTTGAAATTCATAGCCTAATGGTTTTGACAAGAATGCTGCAATAGTAAATGGGGCATATAAAACAATCTGATTACCACTCTGCTTCAGCCATAGAAAGCATGGTTGATGGCATGGGTGGAGTCCTAAGAGCAACATAAATCAGTCTGTGAATCATGGACGGCAGATCATATCGGCGATTGAATCTGTACTGAAATTCTGCCAGGTACCGCGGAACATGCTTGCGATTAATTGCATGATAAGTACCTTTGAGCGCATTTTTTAAGTTACCAAGTATTATATTGACCCATTTGAAGGATGGATGCTCTACAGCTGCTTTACCACCTCCAGTAACATGGGGTTCGTGCTGGAAACCAG